TAAGGTTCCGGCCGCAGACAAAAACGGATCAACCACATCGGGGTAAGCCTGTTTCATCTGTTCAGAATTGGCGCTGCTGAACAGTTGGGTCACAGACCTGCCCGCCACCACCGATAGGCGAAGGATCAGCCCTTGCAGTGCAGCGACTTCAGTTGGTGACGGCACCGTTACTCAACGGCATGTTCGCCGGGGAAGGGCTCGGGGACGCGGCCGGCATCTGCTGCACCGGCACCTGCTGCAACGCCGCCACCAACTGGTTGGCCTGATTGCGTCGCAACGAATCTTTGATCGCTTGGACTTTCTGCTGCGTTACACCCGGCACAATGTCGACCAGCTCATCAATGGGGATACCGGCGGCAGCCAGCTTCGTAATGCCGTCCACGATGGCGCCGAACGCCCTAGCTTCGGTGTCACGCCACTGCACCTCGGAGCCGGTATCAATAGCTGTTTCGGTGTCGCCCTCAATTTCGCCGGCCAGCCGAAACACCTGCTCCCAGGACTCACCGAACGAATCCCGCTTCGAGGTGAGTTTGCGCTGCTGGTTGGCTTCGCTCGCGGCCAGGGCCTCAGCACTCAGGTTGACCATTTTGCCGGTCACCTGCGCGGGGCTAATTTGGGCGGCCATCGCAATGTGGTTCATGATCTCGTCCAACACCGAGTTGTATTGATCCAACCCGGCCGGCGGGAACGAGTTCACCGACACGTCCGGGTCCTCAAACGCCCACACCCGTCGGGCTGAAGCACGCAACACATCGGCCGCCGAACCTGACCAGCCCGTGATCACCTTTTGGGGATGCGCCCCGAACCGTGAGGCCAACAGTCGGTCGAAGTTCACCGAGTTGAGGGTGCGCTGCATTTTGATCAGCGGATCTATTTCACCGACGATCATGTCGTCGGCGTCACGAGTGTTGATGAACCTGACCACCGGGCAGTGCGAAGCACCATGCCGGATGGGCGCGTTAAATGCTGAAATGTTGGCGACCCGGGCAACCAACGTCTGATATTCGCGGGATGCTAACGCCGGAATCTCCCCCAAGTCCAAGGGGTAAATGTATTCCTCGTCATACAGGGTGGCTTTCCACCTGGGGTGGGCGTCGGTGGAATCAATCCACTGCTCGAAGGCGTACTGCGGCCACAAATCGACTTGCGGATCCTCATACACCGCCAACAGTTGCCGCGGAGAACGGGTTTTCCACACCGAACCCTCATCACCGGAATACACGATGACGTAGGCGGCACCGTAGGTCACTGCCGGCCGATGAACCTCGGCCTGGCGGGCATCCATACGGTTCCGCTGCCACATCGCCCACCCGGAAGCGTTCTCCCGAGCCAACGCCGATTTATACCCGGTCACGCACAGGTTTTGGGTGAACGAATCCCGCACCAAACCCATCACATTTTTTACCGACAGGCTGGCAAGCTCTTTGATTTCATCCTCGGAACCCTCCGGGACCTCCGGGGCGCCCATCGTCCCCGACACATACCCGTAAATACGGTCCAGATAGGTGCGCTCGTCCAGATGCAGACGCCACATATCGGCTACGACACGGCGGATACCATCTTCATCTAACAATTCACACCTCCTCTACACAAAACATGCTTTGCCCGACCTGACTTTCGGTTTTTCGGCGACCTCACCGGAGGTCAAACCCCACAACGCCAAGGTGGCTGCACATACAGGGGTGATATCTGATTCAGAGTCCTTGCGGGACCAGCCGAAGCCGGAATCCCCGATCTTGCGTTTACGGGCCGCCGCCAACGCCGAGTTCAACAACGGCTGATCCAAATGGCGGATAGCGCCATCCATCACCGAGTCGTAAAACCCGCCGAACGCCGCCGCCATCTGCCTGGCCGACGTCACCGTCACCGTCAAACCCCGCAGGCGCAGCGGATCAACCATCGAGAATGCGGCCGAAGCCCCATCCACCACAACAGCCCGAACATCGTGCCGTTCACACAAATCGACAAACCGTTGCACACCCCAGTCCGGTTCCCCGCGCCGCGTCTCCAACACATCCACATACGGCAAATCCTCAGTGGTCCACGAGGCGGACGCAATCGTCGCGGTCGACCTGTCCGGAGACACATCGAGGGCGAATGCCACTTCGCCGCCGCGGTCCACCACATTGGCGTCGGCCACAACTTTCCACGAGTCCGCCGAGATCACTCGCTGCGATCCGGCAGAATCCCACATGCCCAGCCGCTCCCGGGCAAAACCTTCATCGGAGAACCGCGCTCGTTCACCAGCAATGACATCCCATTGCAGCCGGCCACCCAAAGCCGGATTGGCTGCCGCCGCCGACAACGGATCATCCAAATCGGCGGAACCCAGACACGACCATTCATGCCACGCCAACCTTGAGGACTTCCCTGATAGGGCATCGTCGCGGGTCCTTGACCACACTTCGCCGTTGGCGGTCGGGCCTGGCGGGGTGCCCGTGAAAATCCATTGCGGATTACCCAACGGGGCCGCCGACGTTGTGGGCATCAACGCTTCTAAGGCGTCGTCGGAAAGTTCCTGCGCCTCATCACACACCAGGACATCGACGGTAAACCCGCGACCGGAGCCTTTCGAGCGGGCCACGAATTCGACAGATCCGCCGTTCGTCAACACGATGGCCTCTTGGCCGTTCGTTCGACGAATGTCTTTCACCAGGTCGGCCATCTCAGGCCACTTGCGGGTGTTCTCAAAAAACGAGGCCAACCGCAGAAACGCTTTCCGGGCCGTCTTCACCTCGTGGGCGGTGTGCAAAAATTTCTCCCCGAGCTGCACCATGCCGAACAGCTCCCGCATCTCAAGGATCGCGTTTTTGCCATTCTGGCGCGGAACAGCCAGCCCGCAGGTCAGCGAAGCGAACTTCCCACCGCGGCCTGACCGGGCCAACCAATCCTCGAGGACCTGGGCCTGCCACACATCCGGGGCCAGCCCGTAGGCCGACGACAAAAAGGCGGCATCCTCACCATCCCCGCGAAATCGGCCTTTAGGCGCGACGTGAACCCGAGGCGTCTGAACGCCGTGCGGCAAGTTCATCTAACGCCGTGCCCTTCCGTTGAACCGGGGCCAACTGATCCAACTCGCGCACCACATCGGCGAGCTGCTTGGTGATCGGCGCAATGTCTTTCGGCGCCCCATCGAAGTCGTCGACCAGGCCGGCCAAATAGTCACGCAACGACGTCAACGACGCCACCCGATCCCCCGACGCAAAGGCGTCAGCGACAGTCACTGCACCCAACAGCGGGCAGGGACTGATTCGGGAGCACCAAATCCTCACCCGTCTTGCAACCCGCCAGAATTGAGGCTGCTACCAGCAGCAATGCCGCCATTTTGTGCATCAGGTCTCCAAGTTTTCCGTGGTCGGGGGGATATTTGCCGCAATGCCTGTGGTGCGGCGTGGCTCTGGGCGAAGGGGGTCCTCCCCACCCTCCAGGGCCTTCAGCGCCGCCTGGACCTTGGTCACCCACTCACCGAGCGATAAATCGGCCATTACCACTGCCTGCCATGCTTCAACGTGTTCGACGGGGTTTTGTTGTATCGCTTTTGATTACACAAGCGATGTGCCGGCTTGAGTTCACCGTTGCGGTTGTCGCCGCCTCGTGTCACCGGGATGACGTGGTCTGCGGACCAGGACAGCGGATGAGGTGAGCTGTATTGCGGGTCGATCCATTGACCGCACAACCAGCACACGTCGTCGTTGCGGATGCGATTGCGGTTGCGAAGGTAGGCCCGGTCTTTGGTTCTGCTCACATCGTCACCGCCCTATCAGTCCATGTGGTGCGTGTGCCTGTCCGGTAGGCGATGCGTCCGGGTGGGCGTGGGAGTTTGTCCCGATGCCTGAACAGGGTGGGTTGGTCTGCGTGATCAGCGAGGGATGGCCAGGTGTAGGAGACGTCTTGCCCGGTGTTCTGTATCCAATGGGTGATGGCTTCGTCAATGGGGAACAGGTCGGGCATTTGGTTTAAGTGATGCTGCATTGAGTTGATGGCATCAGTTCGTATCGCTACTGCTACTGCATGGAGTAGGTGGTTGGTGGTGATGAAGTGTGCGTCGGCCTGGTCCGCTCGGGCGATGGCCTGCTGTTTGCGTTGTTCCCAATCCAATGTGGGGATGTGGTGGCGGCCAAGATAAAAGGAGATGACCGGTGATGGTGCGACGGCGAGGGCTTGCTCGGCTTGGCTGATGAAGCCTTCAACGGGTAGGGCGTCGTCTTCGAGAACGATGCACCATTCGTTGGTGCTGTGTTGCAGAAGCCATTGCCAGACGCGGCGGTGGTTTCTGTCGCATCCCAAGGTGCCGTCATCAATGTGGGTGTATGCGGCCCTCACTTCATCCATCAAGGTGTGCGCTTGTTCAGCCCGCTTGGTGTGGGCGACAATGCCAATCAACGCAGGACCTTGAGGTATTCGGGTGTCAATGTTTCCCACGACAAATATTTACGCAGCTCGGACGCTTTCCATGTTGAGTGTCCGTAAAAGTCTTCGTCGGTGGCGAGCTGGTCTATTTTCGCGGCCAACACTTTGGGGTCGGTGCGATACACGAAGATGTGTTGTTTGGCCCGGAAATCCCCGGACATCATGCTGTCGGTCAACCATGCTTTGGGAAGCCATGTGTTGTTGGGGTCGATGTCGGGCATGATGACCGGGATTCCAGCGCCGATAGCTTCGTTGGCCGGTAAGCACAGGCCGCCGAAACGTCTTGGCAGGATCATGGCGTGCTGATTGTCGTAAATTGTCCAGTAGTCGACGTGGTCTGCTGTGTCCAGCACCAAGGTGACGTTGTCGGGTGTGCGGATCTGGTAATCGCTGATCAGTCCGGCGACATATCCAGGTAGTTGGCAAGTGATGGTGACCGTGATAGTGGCTGTCACATGCTGTAAGGCTTGGAGGAGGTCAAATGTGCCGTTGCGGTCGTGGACGGCTGGTCGGCCAACGACGTGCAGGAACCGTGTGGCGGTCAACGGTTTTTTGGTGACCGGGAAGCGGTCGGTTTCGATCGGCACCGGTAGGTGGGTGGCGCCGGCCGGGAAGCGGTCGAAGTTCCACAGGCTTGGGGCCGCCCACACTGTGGGTTGGTCTCGCGGGTCTAGGAACTCGTAGTTGGCGTGTAGCACCGTTTTGACGCCCATACGTTGGGCTACGGACCAGAGGTCGCCGTAACCGGTTTCTGCGGTGTAGACGACGTCCAGGCCTTCACAGAACTGGGCGTAGTCATATTCGGTGGGCAGGCCGCGGACGAGCTGCGCCCCCGGGAAGCGGTCCAAGTGCAGTTGCAAAGGCTGCATGGATGGGCAGTCAACCACCATTGTTTTGGCTGGCTGTAGGTTGCGTTGCACCGCCCACGTTTGTTGACCCAGGCCGCGGTTGTCTGCACGGGCGATCAATCCGAGGCGCATCAATACACCTGGGTGTCGTCGAACTTGGCTTCCCCAGCGCGGCCGTCGGTGTGATACGACCGTTTCATGTTGCCGTGGCCGGGATCATAGATGTGAACGCGGTGTTGCACCCAGCCGTGATAGCCGTCGATGCGTTCGGCTTCCTCGAGGATTCCGTACATGCGGTCCTCGATGAAACATTTAGCGTCGGCGGTGAAATGTGAATCAAGAATTCGCCGGTAATAGGCGGTGGAGGCGACGTGTGGGCGTTGGGACCACTGCGAAGTATCAATGAACGATTCATGGCTGCTATGTCCGTGCATCAGATGGTGATGCTCTGTTGGCATAACGCCTTCGTGGTACAGCCGCACGACGTTGGAGTGGCCGTCAACGATGAACTGTTCGATTTTGTCGAAATCAATGGGCTCATCGGTTACGAGGGGCGTGTCCTGCTCCACGTATAACAGCAGAGTTGTATCAATCTTGTCGATGATGTGGCGCATCATCCCGGACTGATGTTCGTGGCTGTCGAACAGGAATGGGACGACGTTGCCCCAACTGTGGTCGGCCAGCCACAACGCATCATGGATGAATTGGTTGTAGTCGGCGCGGCGGTGTTCCTGCTCCGACCGAACCCCATCAAAGGTCAGGAAGATTTCCGATGTCGGAAACAGTTTCCGCACCGACCCGATGGTTTCGGCAAGTATCGCGGTGTCGGGATGCGATTTGATGGGTGACACCGGCACCACAACGGTGATCATGTGGCGCCCAGGTCGTCGAGGTCGGCTTTTAACCATTTGGTGAGTTGCCGTTTCTGGTGCATCCACCACACCGTGATGCGGTTGGAGTTCGCCGGCCATTGCTCGAGCTGGTCGTTGATGTAGCCGGGGAGCTGGTCGTAGTTGTCGACGATGGGGAACGGGGCGTCCGGGTACAGGTTGTCCCAAAACGGTTTTGTGTCAGCTATCGGCACGGTGTGCGATTCCAACGCTTCGTACAAGCGGAAGTTGTCCGCGGTGACCGGCCCGGACGGTGCCGGCGCGATCTTGGCGGCCTGCATTGACCCGACGTACAACTTTTTGTCCATGCCTTGGGTGAAGCCTGCGGTTTCGGCCACCAACTTCGGAACGGTCACGTTGTCGAGGGCGGCGAAGCACTCATTGCGGACGCTGTGAGTGTTTTGCGCCGACAAAAACACTGCGGTGACACGTTCTTGGAGCCACAGCACGTTGAAGTGGGGCGGGAAGCCGATACCGAACAGGCGTGCATCGCCGTAATCAGTGTTCGGTTTCGGGCTCTGCACCCACCACTTAATGTTGCGGTGGAACACCCGGTCGGTTTGGAACAGGTCTTCCTCGTCGCCGACGCGCATCGCCAACACCCAGTCGTATCGAGAGATGGCTTCCGAGATTTGGTTAGCCTGGTGATGCCAGTACCGGCCCGGAATGATGAGGATTGCGCCGTCAGCAGTCGGATAGCCTTCGTGGCGCTTAAATTGCAGGCCGGTGTCGTACAGGTTGTTGGCGAACAGCAAATCCAACATGTTTTGATCCCACTGCTGTGTAGGAGCTAAACGGCCAACCGGAATCATGGCTGATAAAACCAGTGCTGTTCGTGGTCTTTGGCCAGGAAGGTGGGCACATAGTCGAGCACTTCCATGAAGTTGTGGACGTCTTCGATGGTGGCGTTGTAGTCGCGGGCCAACAGGTCATCGTGCAGTGACACCCACACCAGCGGTCGGTGTTCGGCCAACGTATCGGTGGCCCCGCGAAGCACTTTCAGTTCTGCGCCTTCAACATCAATGGTGATGGCGTTGGGGATGATCCCTGAGCGGGCCACCAGGTCATCCAACGTTAGTTGGGGGACGCCGTCGGTGTGTTTGTGGATGTATTCGTATTTGTTGCGGTCGATGAGGTCGCCGGTTGCGGCGGCCGGCCAGGGCGCGAACTTGCGGAGTTTCGTATCGGTGCTGTCCGACAGTAAGCCGGGATAGCAGGCCAAAGGCGGATAGTGATAGTTGCGTTCCCACGTCGCTTTGATGTTCGGCCAAAACTGTTGCGTCGGCTCAATCAACACCATGTTCGTCGGCCCGACCATGTCGGCGTAGATCAGGTTGCACCAACCCTGCTCAGTCCCGACATCAAACAGAATGTCGCCGTAGGTGAGATTGTCGCGCATCGAATGGAAACGTTCCCGTTCCCAGCAGGCGAACACATCCCAGTCACACAACGGGGCGGGAAGCTCAAATTCGTACTCAAACGTTTCGTCCGGCTTCTGAAGGAACCGGACTGGCTTCCACTCCACCGCATTCAACGGGATCAGGGACATACCGTGTCCAAAATGGTTTGCCACCTATGCACGTAAGTGTGATGGCCTTTGACGTGGGCGTGGCACAAGGTGCGTAGTGTTTCGCGGCCCTGATCGTGTTCCAGGTAGTAGTCGATCAAGTCTTTGAGGCCGTCGAAGTCGCCGAAGTCGAAGAACGGCATCGTGCCGTCGAACAGCTCGGCGATGCCTTTGATGCGCGGAAAGATTTGGAAACCACCGCGGCCTGGGGCTTCAAACAAACGATCCGAGGCATACCAGGGGTAGTCGAAACCCAGGCACAAGGTGTCTCCTACCGCCACCTTGGACCCGGCATACACCCGGTTAAGTTCGTCGCCACGCAGTGTTCCGGTATCGCCGTCACCACCGATGTGGGTGAACCGTGTGCCGTAGGTGTCGCGCAGCCAATCAATCAACTGTGGGCGCCACAACCATTCCGGGTGGTATCGCTTCGACCCGACGAAGATGACGTCGTTGGCGTGTGGGCTGGGCTCGGTGCTGATGTAGCACTCTTTGTCGTACACACCCGCCGGCAGATAATGCCCTTGGACGTTGGTGTGGTCGTTGAGCCAGTCGGCCATCTTTTTGTCGACGGTAAAGAAATGGTCGATGTCCCAATATGGGCTTGACGCCATGTCGCGTTGGCGTTCCAAGCCCATCCACAAATCCAGGTGATAGGTCACCGAGGGGATGTTGGCTTTGCGGAGGCGCCGTACCGTGTCTTCGATGCCCGGGGTGTTCCAGCCGTGGGTGTGAACCCACACGAACAGGTCAGAGGCCAGTGCTTCAGCGGTGACAATGTCGGCTGGGGTGGACGGTTCCTGCAACCGCACAACCTCGTGTCCCAACGTTTCCAGGGATGAGGCGTGATGGTTTTCGGAACTGTACGGAACTTGGAAGTTGCCGAGGAACGCGATTCGCATGGGGACGGGCTGCGAACGGTTTGGTTAGACGAAGGGTGGTGCGTCGTCGGCCACGACGTCGTCGAGGGCCTGGGCGGCGGCGGTCAGCGCTGTCAGGTCGACCTGCTCGGCCGGCACGCCCGCGGCGTCGAGCTGGGCCTGAACGTCGGCGATCTTCGCCACGACTTCGTCTTTGGCTTTTCCGAGCTGCACGACGATGGCGTCAACAGATTCTTGGGTGGACATGGCGAGCCTTTCGGTAGTGAGCGTGAGATATGCGATAACCAACAGGGTGAAACCGCAAACAGCGAGGGTGGCGGCCTGCAAAATCACGGCGTCACCTTCCTGATGGCATCCAATTCGCGGTCAACAGCCCGCGACCACAGGGCGTCGTTAGCTGTGCAGTAGCCCTCAAAGCGTTGACACCGGCAGGATTGGTGATGCCGATATTTGCGTGCATGGGCAAGCGCCAACGCCACACGATTTTCTGGAATGTTTAGGTCGACACTGGTCATGGATGCCCCGGAAAGACGAAACCCCGGCACCGAAGGGTGGTGGTACCGGGGTGTAGGCGCAGTTATAGCGCGTGACAAATGTAGCACACGAATTACATGGCTGTCATTCTGCATGTTATTGGGCGTGTCTGACACGTTTTTCGGGGACGCAAATCGTTGACCGCGGATCGAGTTGCGGGCCTTGTCGGCCCCAGTCGGCTTCCGGGTCGATGTGGACGACGGCCAAAACCCAGCCGTGCGACTCGTGGATCACTTCCCCTGGAACGTCGACCCCTTTGAAGTCGATAATTACGTCGTCTCCGGGTTCGTATTGGGTCACTCAAGTACCCCTTCGGGTAAAGCAAAGCCAAGGAGTCGGCACAGGAACATGTAGCGGTCGGGAGCCCAGTGGGCTTGGCAGGCTTGGCAGGTACAGCCGGTTTCGGTGACGACTTTCAGTGCTGGTTGGCGGACGGTGTCGCCGGCCGAATCTTTGCGATAGACGAAGCCGCGTCCGCAGCTCGGGCAGGCCGCGCTGATGTGTTTCACCGATTCGGGGTCTAGCAGGTGCAGGATGGTTTCGCACCACCCGTCGACGGTGGTGGCGATGGTGGTGACTTTGTCGGTGTCCTGCGGGCGCCACGACGTCGCGGACAGTGCGCCCAGGCGGGCCGGGACGCCGCGTTCCTTGGGCCACCACCCGCGGGTTTCGGTATCCATGTCGCCCAAAAGCTGCACCGCATCAATCCACAACGGCGGCAAGCTCTTGGCCGGGGTTCGGGTGTCGCCCTGCGTGCCGGCTAGGTCGTCTTGAAGCTGCCGGTACAGGGACAGGCCGTAGCGGGTTTTGTCGTGATACACGGCGACACGAGGTTTGGTGAGCCGGTCGACAGCCCGCGTGAGTTTGGTGCGGGCGGCCTGAATGTTGCCGTCACTCATCGCGCATCCCCTTGTAGATATGCCATTTCGCTGCCTCAAGCAGGCCCAAGACTTCGACGGCGTTAAAACTTGTCGGGAACTGCACTTTTACTGCCATCCGGCCGTCTTCGTCAATGACTCGGGACAGCCGAACCTCAAGAGTCACTAGCGGTTCATGCGTCATCCCACACCCATTCGTATGGGCCGAACACGATGTCTCGCCATGCCTTCCAGCGGGTGAGCCCGCCGAGGGCGCACACTTCGGTGCAGATGGCTTGCTGGGTGGCATACGTGTGGGCCTGGGGCAATGTGGGGTATCTGTCGGCCCATGCATCGCCGTCATACACCCGCCATTCCCCGTGACGGAACTTCACTGACCAGCGGTTCACTGGTCAGTGTCCTCAACATCGGCTTCAAGTTCTTTTAAAGCCGCGGCGGCGTTGTCAATGTGGTCTTTAGCGGACGCTAAAGCCGCAAACATGTCGGAGATAATCGCTCCGAACGTTTGACCATCTGGAGCAGCATCCAACCGTTCCGCGAACGTCTTGGGTTCGGTCATGGCCACAACCCGTGAACGACCATGCCGGCTGCGACAGCCAGGACCAAGGACACCATGAAGACGGTCATTTTTCTTTTCTCCTGTCGATCAGTCGGGCGAAGTGCACGACCCTGCCCGGGAGCGGTTCGGTCGTTTTGATCGGATTGCTGCACAAATGTTTGATGCGGGCGTTGCACACATCGCACGTCCAACCCAACGCCACCTGCACGCGGCTGTCATCAACGTCCGATATCCAAGCCATCGTCACGACGCCCGCCGAAGGTTGCGTCGTTCCCGATCCGACTTTCCGCCCCACACCCCAAACGGGATTTTTCCGTTCACGGCATAAGCCAGGCAGTCCGGTTGGACGTCGCAGCGCCGGCAGATGAGTTTGGCTTCACGGTTGGATTCGCCGATGTCGGGGAAGAACAGGTCGGTGTCGACCTGGGCGCACAGGGCTTGTTTCATCCACTGGGGTGGGGTGAAATGTGGGATCACGCATGGTCTTTCTTCAGGGCGGCTTTGATGGCGGGTCGGTGTCGTCGGGCGATGGCCCCGTAGTCGACGTGGTCGCAGCGGCCGAGCTGGTTGAGTCGCAGGCCGGTTTCGTCGCAGAATTCGCAGTGCGCGACCATGTATTCGTCGGGTGGGCCTTCGGGTTCTTCGTCGTCGGCGGGGATGTCGGGGGGTAGTTCTTCCGGAATTTCTTCGGGAATGTCTTCGATTTCTTCGCCGAAACGGTCACGCATTGCAGCCCCCCCTGCGCGCGATACGAAACGTTAGATAACTACTAAAGGTGAGTAGTTCTTCGTTAGTCCGTACGTACGTACGTACGTGCTCACTGCTATCGCATTGGTTGGAAGCAATGCTTGTAAGCAATGCTCCAAGCATCGGTTTAGATCCCACGAAGTTGTCCTTTCTTCCCGGCCCACCTGGCCGCCGCACCCTTCTGGGCGCGCTCACGGCGCTTCATGCTTTCCTCACTTGATGGCTGAAACTCGTGCCAGCCGTTGATGTCCCAACCACCCGGAGAAGGAACCCAGAACCCGACCTCAACCAGTTTTTTGGCATCGGCTATCGTGGCGTGGATGAACGGCAGGCAGTTTGAGGGAAGGTAGCCATCGGTTTGGTGTGAGCCCGAGTAGGCGAGGCTGCACAGGTAGACAAAAGCGGCCTTGTGGTGCTTCGTGGCGGCCAGCTCCAACACCTTCGGATTAGACGGGAACTGGGTGTCCAAACGGACCCAAGGAAGACCCATCAGGCACCTCCCCCAACCACGGAAACCCAGTTATCAACCGGTGTTACGTACCCGAAGTCGTCCAAAAGAACCCACTTTTTGTGTCTGCGGAGCGGTATTTCAGCCGGTTTTTTGCCCTGGCGGACCACGAATCCGAAGTCGATTGCCGCTTCTCGATAGCTCTCAACGTCCCTGTGGCAGTAGATGCACAGCAGGACACAGTTCGCGGCACCGTTGGTATCAGACGCCCTAGAGCCTCCCGATCCCCTCGGCCGGCGGTGGTGATACTCAACCCTGGTGCGGATCACTCCGCAGCGTTCACAACGGCCACCAGACCGCAGGAACACCAGTTCTTTCGTGCGCTTCGAGAAGCCGGTCACCGAACCTTCTCAAGTTCGATTTCCGATTTGACCAGAGAGCCGACCGATCGGCCGACGTCGACTGATCCTTCGACGGCCCGGATCTGTGCCCGCTTATCCCGCACCGAGCATTCCGCCGCCTCGGCTGCTAATCGCTGCACATGGGTTTGTTCAGTGGCGATGTATTTGCGGATGTCCATTGAACCTTCCGCGGTGAGGAAAGCTCGGGCGTAGGCCATGACGTAGGTTTCGCGCTTTTCGACGGCGTCACGGTCAAGGTCGCCCAAGGCGCGGGTCAGGGAATCCATTTCCCGTGACAGTTGCGCCAACCTGGCCGCCACACCCGACAGGGTCACTTCGTATTCAGGCATCGGGTTTCACCACCCGAAGTTTCTGGTCGGTGATGGTTTCGGTAAATGCGTCGATGGTTGCGGCGTCGGCCTCGTAGATGGATAGGCCGGTTGCGTCTGCAAACTTTTTGCCGATGGTGGCCGGGTTGACTTTATTGGCTTTGCACGCCAGCAGCAGGGCGGTGCGGGCATCATCGGCCGGTGTTTGTGGGCGTTTTGGCGCCGGGGCATCCGGGTCGCCTTTGCACCACAGGTCTAACGCCAACCCGAACCGCATTCCCGCATTGCGTAGGGCATCACCGATGGCGATCTTGGTGGCGTCCGGGCCACGCTTGCCGCCGGCATCCCCGTAGCCAAGCCGGGACACCCCGCACACCGTCAACCGAATCCACAAGCCGCCGAACTCGTCAAGGAGGGGCAGACCGTTGGCGTCTAGCGCGACGGGTTCCCAATTCCACAGCGGGTCTACATCCAACAATCGTTGCGTGATGAATCCGTGGCCCACAAAGTCAAGCTGAATGCCGCCCTTAGGCAGTTTTCCGATCTGGTTTGCGGGAAACGGTTCGCGGAGTTTCGCTAACGCTTTCACATCAGGTTCACTCATTTTTTGCGCCTTCAAGTCGTGCGAGATGAGCGTCGGAACGGCCGAGGTCTTGGCGTAGGTATTGCAACGCCAGCCGGATGGATATGTCGCGTTCGCTGCCCGACGAGTGCTGCTCAGAGATGAAGCTGCACATGTCAACTATGTGACTCATTCTCAACCGTAAAATGGTGAGCGGAATGTTTTCGGTGGTGGTCATCGAAGAGCCGCCTGCCGGATAGCCCGCAGGGAAATGTTGCACACCTTCGACGCCGCCGACAACCACTCGTGGTGCTCTTTGGTGGGCAGGTTTTCTTCGCACAGTTCGTCCAAAATTTTTTGTGCATCCTCGATGAGCCCCGATGCTTGGATCAGGCGTGTGTCATTCACTTACTCCCCCGTTCTCTGTAGATGGCGCGAACCTGTTGGTCGCGTTCGATGATTTGTCGCTCAGTCATGCGTTTGTCGCTTTCGCGCAGCATGTTTTTGAACAGGGCCACGCATTCGGTGCAGGTGTCGCCGTGTTGCCACACCGGGTTGATGCAGCCGGGGATGACACATTTAGGCATCGGCGTTCACCTCAAAGTGCGGGCATACGCAGGCGTAGCGGCCGTAGTCGGGGTCCTGGCATTCGCCGGCACACCGACCCCAACCCAGGTGATGTTCAGTAACAGAGTGTTCGCAGTAACCGCACACATTCATTGATCCCGCCTAGCCCACACGTCGTCGCGTTCCTGGGCGATACGGAGATCGTGGCTGCTGCTGTAGTCGAGGTAACCCCACACCAAGACGGCGACAGACGAAACAATCATCCCGATGCCGAACTTCCACAGGCTTTCGAAAACACCGAATGCCGCGTACAGGCAGCCGATAACAAACGTCAGGGCTAAGCCGATTCGGATACTCACGATGCAACCTCCTGTACCCAGCCGAGCAGGTCTTCTTTGGTGCGGTCCAATGGCAGGGCGGCCAACAGGATCATGGTGAGTTCCTGCAACGCTTGGCGGTCCAACAGTTCCAACGACCTGAACACAAGTTGCGGGTCTTCGTCGCGGATGCGGCACGCTAAATCCAACGCCGCTTCGACGGTCTGCTCGAGCTTGGCGGCGCGGCGTTCGGAACGCTCAAATCGGTACCACCGTTTCGGGGCTGGTAGTTCACCGCGGATGCGTTGCACGTTGCGATCCGACATGCCCACGATGACGGCGATAGCAGTGGCCGACACCCCGGCTTTGGTGAGACGGTGAATTTCGTCGACCTGCTCAAGGCGTTCACGGTTGGTGTCGAATCGCCGATAATCCTTTTCGGCGTCGGCGACGGCCTGGGGTACTGGTAAAAACCTCACCACGTCACCGCCTTCAACTCGTTGACGGCGGCAGTGAAAGACATGTGCATGCTGCCCCACAGTGCAGACAGTTCATCGGTCAAGGTGATGGGTAAAGGCTTCGCTTGCCGGGTTCCGAAGTAGGCGGCTTCCCAAATGTCGTCGAGCAGCAACCGAAAGTAGGTGATGTCGGAATGAAAAGCGACATCGTCGTCGGTGAATTTGCAGGCCGGTATCTGCAACATGGGCCACTCTTCTGAAATGGTCACGCCGACACCTGGTTGTAGCTGTCAACGAAACGTTCCAACAACCCGAGATGGCGGGGACAAATTTCGGTGGCCGACATCATCAACACTTCGCCGGCCTGATGCAACGACAGGCCGTCGGCGGCGATGGCCTCCCCGACACCGATGACACCGCTGATGGTGGGGTAGGCGTCGAGGGTTTGGCAGACAATGGCGCCGAACGTCGCCGTGTAGGCGTAGACGGCATCTCCGGTGTCAGCTTTGGCTTGGACCGCCAAAATAATGGCTGCGGTGATGAACCCGCCTGTGATGATGCCGAGGCTGAACGCCCTGACGGTTGTTTTTCGGACATTCGATATGATGGGTGGGGACACGGAACCTCTTCTTCCTTGTTCAGGCCCCGGCTGTTCACGCAGACCGGGGCCACTTTTATGGGTTGAGTTTTTGGAACATGCGGTCGATGTTGGCGAGGAGCCGTTCGACGTCGGGGTGGAGGTGCCCGCCGCCGCCGGCAGAACCCGCGCTGGTAATTCCAGCGGCGGCGGGCTTCACCGACTCGCATCCACAAGGGGGGTTGTGGGGGTCGGTGAGTTTGTGTTGGGCAGCCCACAGTTCGTCGGGCGCCCATGAATCGTGGTCAGCCTCAACATCAGCCAACCAATTAGTGGTGTCCATCGCCTCGAAGCTGCGCTGCGCCACCACAGGGGCAAACGCATTGATCAGCTTGTCGGCGATGTAACCGAGGAATCGGAGCATTACACGGCCAAACGTCGTTGCGACCGAGACGTCATGGACGTCATGGCGGGGATGTGCAGCTCGTTGCGCCGAGGCCGCAAAGCCTCAATGGCGGCGTCCAGGTCGGCTTCGGTCATCCGCCATTTGCGTTGCACCTTGTACCCGGGCAGATGGGGTTTCTGGTAGCCGCGCAGATGGTCAGCCACCCAACGCTGCTCGGTGGGTCCGCTGTTGCCGCAGAGGATGACAGCGATTTCAGCCAACGAGTAGGTCCGCTTCGTTGCGGTTCGGTACGTGTCGGTGGAAGCGGACATGACGGCCACATTAGCGTTGAGTGGTGACTAGCAACACGGCACGCCCAAACTTTTAGGTCACAGTTTGGTAACAGCCCGTCTTTAGCATTCCATTGCTATAGCGTCGGTGGTGGAGGTCGGCTACCCAATGCGGGGACAAGATCAGACCTAAGGGTAGGTTCCGATCATGGAAGATTGGTCAGATTACGTTCGCCGGATCGTCGGGGAACTCAACCAGTTGGAAATCGCTGCCAAGACGGGGTTAGCGCAAACCAATATCGGCAGGTGGTTGCGGGGTGCGCCTGGTCAGCCGAAAGCCGACAGTGTCGTGATCTTTGCCCGTGCGTTTAACGAACAACCGGTTGAGGCGTTGATGGCGGCAGGCTATTTGACGCCGGCCGAAGCCGGGGTGAAAGCACGGCTACCGAAGGCACGGACACCGCTGCGGGAGTACACCGAGCACGAGCTGATTGACGAGCTGTCAAGCCGATTCCCTGCCTGAGCTAACCGCATCGAACTTCGCCCCCCCCCCCCGTATTCAAGGATTTTTTTACGAGGTCGAGCAGGGCGCGACGGTCCTTGTCGGTGATGTTCCGAGGGTCGACGTCACCCGAATGCAGCAGATTGAAAAACGTGTCAGTCATGCATCCCCCGCTAGCTTCCCCGGTATCACAGGCGGATCATGCACGCGCTGCAACAAATGAATTTCGAGGGAACGTAGCAGGAATCCCAGAAATATTCACGGTTTCAGCATTCCCGAAAGAACATCGGCATTGCCCTGCCCCGATGATCGGTCTAGGTGCCCATACACCGAAACTGTGGTCACGATGGACTCGTGGCCGAGCTGCGCCTGTATGGCGGGCAGCGGGCGGCCAGCGGTAATAAGCCACGACGCGCAGGTATGCCGCAGGTCGTGAATCCTTGGCCGTTTCTCCAAACCCTTGTCCTGGGCGCGGGCCACGGCGGGATGCCACACGTTCGGGGCGAACGACGCATTACGCACCACGCCGTCCGGGTTGTGCCGGCCCCGCCCAGAATTGGTGAACAGAAACTCACCCGAGTAGTCGAGCTGGGCGATGACTTGCGGCGGCAGGTTCACGGTCCGAACAGACTTCTTTGTCTTTGTCGGACCTAGCTCGTAGCCGCCGCCTTCCTTCTTTTTCCAGGCCCGAGAAATCCTGACCGTGCCCGCGGCCTTGTCGACGTCCCGCGGGCGCAGTGCGGTGGCCTCAGACCAGCGGGCGCCCGACGTCACAAGGAAATCGACCAGCGGTATCCAATGCTCGGGGATTTCGGCCCGCAAAATCTGGTATTCGGCTGGCTCGAGGAACACGTTTTCTTCGGCGTTGGTGCGCGGTAGGCGGACGTGTTCGCACGGATTGGACTTGATGTGTCCGCGTTCCACGGCGGCGTTCATCGCGCCGGCCAGATAGCCGTGCTTGTTGGCGACGGTCTTGCCTGCCGGCATCGCCCCGTTAGAGTTTTTCAGTCCTTGCATCCACGCCCGCACATCATCGGGGGTTAGTGCCGTTAACGGCATATCGACGAGGCCGGGAAAGTCTTTCGCGGCGTAGCGTCGATAGTTTTTAAGCGTTTCAGCGGTGACACCGGTCAGGTGATCGTTGTGGTGTTTGAGCCACTGTCCGACGGTCAGTCCACGGTCCTGGGCCACAACTATCTTCGTGATTTCCAAAGCCTTGAGCGCACCCACCTTGCCGACGAGGGCGTCGAACTGTAGGGCTTCGGCATGATCATCGAAGCTGACCGAAGTTTCTCTACCTGCGATGCGGTAGCGAACCTGCGTGTATGCACTGCCATCGTTGCGGGTGCGGATTCTGACGCTCACAACGCCTATCCTAGGCGCAATGTGGACCGGGTGTGTGGACGGGAAGTTTCTGTTTTCTGTTTTCGCAGGTCAGACTATGTAAATTGGGTGGAGCTAAGGGGATTCGAACCTGACTGAAAAAGGGCAAAAACATAGCGTGATCTGCGGTATGTTGTTTTGGCATGTACGACTGAGTACGACCGGTTACCTGCGGAAACGTGTTGGCATGTGGACCACGTCCACACCCCTAAACACGAAAAAAGACCCCACCCAAGGGTGGGAGTCTCAATCCAGCAAACTAGTGGAGCCGGTGCGATTCGAACGCACGTCCATCCCGGTTCCGCCGTGCGGATTTCGACGAGATGTAGAACCAGTCACGGCCCCTAGACAAAAAGTTCAGTCGGTGTCGACGTCAGCGTCTTCGCGTAGCTCGGTGGCTGTGCGAAGTAGGCCGTCGGTAATCCAGTCTGGTTGGTCGGCCGGCGCCCACACCCAGGCGGTCGATTCCACTTGACCTTCTGAGTTCATCTTTTCAAGTCCAAGGGCTAAAACGAATTGGCCAAGAACCCAGTTGTCGCCCTCGTCGTTGAGTAGGCGTTGGATGGCTGTTCGGAGCCGGTCAACGGGATTGGTCATTTGTTGAGCCTGACTGCAAGCCGGTGCAGGGGATCTATGCGGCGAGGCCACTGCCGAAGCAGATGTAACGCTATGTAGGCGATGGCACCGTTGGTAATGAATGGGTGCCGGATTCGGTACCGGTCGACGGCTTCACTCAACAGTTGCCCGGGTGGGCACGCTGCCTCGTAGGCGACGATTCCGGCCACCAGGGCGGCCCAGGCGTAGTCGGCGTGCTTCATGGTGTCCCCTCACACTGACCTGACGATGCTGAGGCGTTCGGGTTCGACAGAAATGCGTGAATAGCCCGAACACACGGTGCAACGCCTCATTGAGTAGGTGAGGACGTTGGCGACGTAGCGGCGCGGGATGGGTTCGGTGTCGTTTCCGCAGCGGTGACACACGGTCATGGAGTCTTTGCCGTCAACGAACAGGGCGGGATGGTTGGTGATGAACGGCCGTAAATAGTCGTACAAACCTTGGGTGGCGAGGACGTCTCCGGTGCAGTAGGCGGTGAGGCGTTGTTGGTCGTCAACGGATTTGTTGACCGCCCGTTCCATTGCGTTGCGGTCGTAGCGGTCGGTTTTGGCGTCGATGCCGGCTATTTGGCAGAACGCATCCAATGACTTGAAGGGTGCCCCGGACTTGAACTGCTTGCGCAGGACCTTGAGGGTGTCGACGGTTTTGAATGGTGGCAGTGGGGGTAGGCCGCCCTCGATGAACAGATCACCGGCAAGCCACGGTACGTCGGCTGCGTCGAGGTTATGGCCAACGATGATGTCGGCCTGGGACATCAACTGGTGAACGTTTTTCAGGAACTTTTTGCGCCCACCCTTGTCCCATTCGGCCAGTTCGATCACGTCGGCCTCGTCGTACCATTTGGCGCACACGATGGTGGTGCGGGGCTGCCGGTCGACGGTTTCGTAGTGGATGTACCGGTTTTTTAGGTCGCCGCGGTCCCACCAATACTGGGTCGTGATACCGGGTAGGCGTTCCACATCCAAAATCAGGATTTTGTTGCGGACACCTTCACGCATCACCGTCAACCGGCTTGTTAACGTCATAGCGTCTGGTGATGCCGGATGTGGTTTCGTAAACCGCTGATGCTGACTTTTAGCGGCGGATTTTCTAAGGCACACGCATCCCACAACTGAACTAAGCTCAGCTTTTTGGTCACCCAATCATCGAAGGCGCTGCGGTCCTCTTTCGACAATCCTTCAAGCCATAAACAGGTGACGCAACCCCAGTTCCCGCGAGATGCGACCAAGTTGGACAAATTTTCGGATAGAGACACACTCTCTCCTTATTGGTGGCGGCGACTCACTTGTGTGATTCGTCGTTCCAGTTCCGCCACCTCTGAGCGGCGGCGGTTTTCCTCTGCTGCAAGGTCTTGCCTCATGCCACGGAAGTCATGGCCAAGTTTTTCTATCGCGTTGATGGCGCGGTCCACGTCGTCACGAAGGTTAGTGTCATGCTGATTTTTTGTTTGATAAACGACTTCCTTCAAATCTTTGTGGTTTCGGTGGGCAAACCAACTGGGGATTGCAACCATTGCCGTGGCCGCTAGGATGGTAAACACGTCCATCCAGTTGTCTGGGTTTGGGATGGAATTCACCGAACGTCACCCTCATATCCGGCCTGCAACTTTTGCACAGGGGCTTCAACGACTGTCACGTTTGTGCCGGCGGTAGTGCGGTCCAGGCTCATCAGGATCGACAGGATCGCCGCCGAGCTTGCCAGCGCGAGCACGTTCTTGATATCCGCCGAAAACAGGTTGGTAGTGCCGACGCCGATCGCGGCGACAGCGGTCTGCGCCCAAGTGCGTACGGCCCGGACGAACACGCCGCCCTCGCCGAACCAGAAAGTCTTAGTCAGCATGTCAGTCTCCTATGCGGCCAAATAGTCGATGGCGGGGCGAGGGTCGTAGTTGATGTGCGGGCCGGTCTGCTTGGCGAAGAACATCCCGGCATCCATGACGGCCTTGAACATGCCGATCAGCTCGGCGGGCTTGCCGGTGCCGAGCTCAAGCACCTGGGCGAGCAGGTTGTCCGGGCCTTGGAGCATCCGGGCGCCCATGATGATCTTGTAGATGGCGGTCTTGTTCTCGCCGCTCTCGCCCTCGACGTCGGTGTAGAGGTCGCCCTTGTGCCGATAGTTCCTGTACCAGCTAGGGGTGTCGGTCATCAGTTGGTCGGCGATGCCGTGAGACGTCATCGACACGGGAGCGCCACCCGGATCTGCCCAGACGTGCCCTGCCTCGGCCATCGGATTCCCGAACGTGACGGCCTTCAGGACACTCCCGCGCGCCCAGTGCAGTCGGCCATTGTCTGGCGCGATGTCCTGCATCCAGGTTTCCGACGTGACGATCGCGCCCTGGCTGTAGCCGATCATGGCGCACCCATATTTGACGATGCGGTCGCGGTGCAGCTCAAACTGGCGGCGCAGCTCGGCGCGGCCATCTTGAACCGAGGGGTTCATCGGCACGACGGCGGCCGGATAGCCGATCGGCTGCCACTTGTAGCGCCACTCAAGCGCCCTTGCGGTATCGGCGTCCGGGCCGACCCACCAGGGGACGCCCGTGCCGCAGACGGTGAACAGGACCGGGCGGTTGTCGGCGGCGGGCGGCTTGACAAGATACCCACTGGCGAGCTTGGTGGCGTAGTCGATGATGCCGTTGGGCTTCTTGAGCTTGCCCTGCGCGGTATAGGCGGTCTGCATCTGATAGACAGCCGTGAAGGTTGCGTCGTCGAATGCCGGGGTGTCGGCGAGGCTTC